CAAGAAGCGGCCAAATCCGGGACCCTCGCCTCGTCCGAGGTCGGAAGGAGAGCGCCGCGTCCCAAGGCAAGAGCTGTATCTAACAGCAGACGGAAGGGAAAAGCCTGACCCTACGCCTGTTGCTCCGCCTATCGGTTATTTGAAGCAGCCGTCAATGTGGCAACAGATGCGGGATATGATCCGTAAGGAGATGAGTGCTGCGGCTAGTGCTGGTGGTATGGAGAGTTTCGAGGAGGCTGATGATTTCGATGTGGGGGATGATTTTGATCCAACCTCTCCGTATGAGGAGGTATTTGACCCTACGCCTGTAAGAGTTTTGAGGGAAAGGGCGGCTGAAGAGAAGAAGAAGCAAGAGGAAGCTACCCTGAAAGGGGGGGTGGATGGGGGTACGGGGGAGGACGGGGGGGAATTCCCCCCATCTCCCCCGGAAAGCAATAAAAAAGTTGAGCCTTCAGCAAAAGTTGATGATCATAGCTAGGCGGGGGTGCAGGGGGCCGGCTATGAGGCCCCCTGCGGCCACACACAGTACGTTCTCCTTGTTACGTACTGTGTTAGGTGACACCGAATTCTCTTACGGGAGGGGTCTCTATGGCACGTAGAAGCGCTCGGAACCGTGATACCAATGCGATCACTAGCGATCCTCTTTCGTCGCTGGTTCCGCGCCCCCGACCGTATCAGAGGTGGCACCCCGAACTCGGAGAGGTCGTTACTGTCACGCCCTGGCAATGGGCTGTAGAGCAGGATTTGAGGCGATGGGACCCGGAGGGGATCAATGCACCGATACGCAGCAGAGATGGTCGCCGTGCTCGTTTTGTGGAGCTTTATTCTCCGTCTACGCAGATTGGACACTTCGGCTTTCGGCGTCCGCCGAACATTATGGAATGCATACGGAGGAAGATTAGGCGTGAGGTTCTTCACGCGTTGCGGCTTAAGAAGGCAGGCAAAGGTGGATCGAAGAAGCGCGACTGGAGGAGTGACATCAAATGCTAGGGAATATCATCGGCGGCCTGATTGGAGCTGGAGCGAGTTTGTTTGGAGGGCAGAATGCGCAGAAGTCGCAAGAGCGCATCGCGCAGCAGAACATAGAAATGCAGAAGCAGTTCGCGCAGGAGGGCGTGCGCTGGAAAGTGGAGGATGCAAAAGCAGCTGGGGTGCACCCGTTGTTTGCCCTGGGAGCTTCGACGCACTCTTTTTCTCCCGTATCCGTTGGATCACCGGAGGGAGCTGGTATCGCGAGTGCGGGTCAGTTTCTTGGGAGAGCTATTGCGGCGACGGATACAGCTGGGGGGCGAGTTTCGAACGTGATGGAAGGATTGCAGCTGGAGCGGGCCGGTTTGGAGAACGAATTGTTACGTTCACAGATTGCTAGAGTGAACCAAGGTGTTGGTCCCCCTCAGCCTACTGCTAATCGCTGGCTGGTCGATGGTCAGCTGCAGGAGATGCCTGGGCTTGTTGTGCAGCAAGGTATGGGTGGCCGCCGAGGTGGGGGCGGCATTGGTGTTTCTGAGCCTGGGTACACTTATACTGAGCCTGGCGCTGTACCTGATGTTGGGTTTGCTCGCACTCCGACTGGCTACGCGCCTGTGCCTTCGGAGGCTGCTCAAGAGCGTATGGAAGATATGTGGCCGGCGCAGCTAGCTTGGATGTTGCGTAATCACTTGTTGCCTACTGCAGGGTTTCAGACGGCTAGGCCCCCACAAGAGCTATTGCCAGAGGGGCACATGTGGATGTTTAATCCGTTTCGGCAGGAGTACGTGCCGGTGGATACTAGGGGCCATCCGTACTGGGATGAAGTTCGCGGAAGGAGGTGATTGTTATGGCATTTCGCCGTCGTCGTCGGTTCGGCGGGCGTCGCCGCTTTGGCGGTCGTCGTCGTGGTCGAGCTGGGCGCAGGGGCAGAGGCTCGAGGCCGTTGCGCGTTGGGTTCCGTATGTGATGCGGTGTAAAAATCCTTACGTCAGTCCTAAGGGGCAGGCATTTGGCTGCGGCCAGTGTCTGCCCTGTCGTTTAAATAGGCGGCGGGTATGGATGCACCGTATACTGTTGGAAAGTCTTCAGCAGGAGGATAATAGCTTTGTCACGCTTACCTATAGACCGGAGTTACAGCCCAGGGATGTGGATCCTCGGGCGTTGCAGCTGTGGCTTAAGAGAGTTCGAAGAAGTGTCGCGCCCATTCGATTGCGGTACTTTGGTGTTGGAGAATATGGAGCGGAGAGTTGGCGGGCGCATTACCACGTGGCGTTGTTTGGAATGCCAGAGTGTTCAGCAGGCGGTACTTTATATGGGAGAGACGGGTTTAGCAGTCGGTGCTGTTCAGTGTGCTCTCTCGTTTCAGCATCCTGGGGAATGGGGAGAATTCATGTGGGAACTCTTACTCCGCATAGCGCGGGATACATTGCAGGATACGTTACAAAGAAAATGACGAGGGCTGACGATGATAGGCTTCAGGGTCGGCGACCCGAATTCGCCCGTATGTCTCTTAGGCCCGGAATTGGAGCAGATGCCACTTGGGAGCTGGCAGACGCACATTTGCAATGGTGTGAAGATGCGCCTGATGTTGCTACCGCTTTACGTCACGGGGGACGAATACTGCCTCTGGGTCGATATCTTACCCAAAGGCTTAGGGCACAAACTGGGAGACCAATAAATGCGCCGGAGGCGACGTTACAGAAGATTGAAGCGGAAATGCTCGATGTGCGAATGGCTTCGGAGGAAATTGGCGGCCGTTCGGGCTGGCGCCTGGTGATGAAGGATCTCTTGATACAGAAAAATCAAGGGGCAATAAATAATGTAGAAGGTCGTGAGCGGATATTCGGCAAACGGAGGAAGGGAATATGAAGCGTTCTAAGTTCAGTCTGTCCAACTACAAGCTCCTGTCGTGCGATGCAGGTGAGCTTATTCCTATCGGTCTCGTGGAGGTGTTACCTGGTGATACAGTTCAGCACTCTACGTCGGCGCTTGTTCGTGCATCTGCCCTACTGGCTCCGGTCATGCATCCCGTGCACGTACGAATTCACCACTGGTATGTTCCGCACCGTCTTGTGTGGAGTGATTGGGAAAACTTCATTACAGGTGGGCCTGATGGGCTTAATGCGTCTGTCTTCCCTACTGTTGACATGGGCGGTGGCGGCGCTGCTGTGGGCTCTTTGGCTGACTATCTCGGTGTGCCTACTGGTGTCGCTGGGCTCGACGTTAGCGCTCTGCCGTTTCGTGGTTATGCTCGTATCTGGAATGAGTGGTATAGGGATCAAGATTTGCAGACTGCTCTTACGATTGACTTGACGGATGGTGTTGACACTACGACGTCTACGGCTCTTCAGAATTGCGCGTGGGAGAAGGATTATTTTACGTCTGCGCGTCCATGGGAGCAGAAGGGTCCATCTATTACGATCCCGATCGGAAGCGAAGCGCCTGTGCTTGGTATTGGTATGCCGGATGTTAATGCTAGTACGGGTTCGACAACGGTTCGTGAAAGTGATCTGACAACGTCGGTTTATGCTAATTCATGGTTAACCGGTACACAGAACCATTATATTGAAGGTCAGAATTCTGGTGGTACTGGAGCTGGAAATGCTTGGCCTAATATTCGTGCCGATCTTTCTAGTGCTTCGGCTGTTACAATCAATGTGCTGCGTGAGGCGTTGGCTCTGCAGCGTTTCGAGGAGGCTCGTGCTCGTTATGGTTCGCGTTACGTTGAGTACCTACGATACCTCGGGGTGCGTAGTTCGGACGCTCGGTTACAACGCCCGGAATATCTTGGTGGCGGGCGGAACACTATTCAGTTTTCTGAAGTCCTTCAGACTGCCGAGGGAACAAACCCTGTCGGCGAGCTTCGAGGACACGGAATTGGAGCTATGCGCTCAAATAGATATCGACGTTTTTTTGAGGAGCACGGATACGTGTTTAGCCTTCTTAGTATCAGACCCAAAACTATTTACGCCCAAGGGTTGCCCCGCACCTGGAATAGAAGAGTGAAGGAAGACTTCTGGCAGAGGGAGCTGGAGCATATTGGGCAGCAGGAGGTGTTGAATAAGGAGGTGTACGCCGCACATGCTACGCCGGAAGGGACGTTCGGTTTTCAAGATCGTTATGATGAATATCGGCGTACTGAGAGTACTATCGCTGGTGAGTTTAGGTCGTCTCTGCTAGATTTTTGGCATCTCGCTCGCATCTTCTCTAGCGATCCATCGTTGAACGCAGATTTTGTGGAGTGCGTGCCTACCGAGCGAGTGTTCGCGGTGGATAGTCAGGATACGTATTATGTCATGGCCAACCATTCGATCCAAGCGCGGCGGCTTGTCACCAAAGTCGGTACATCGTTCATCTACTAACGTCTATCGGCCCTTGTTACCCCCGGTTAAGGGGACCCAACTGGAGCTGTTTAGGCCGTCGGAGTACTGGAGCTGTGGAATACCCAAAGGAGTGCGATATGAAGAGTTCGTCAGATGTCAGCAAGAAGCGGCCAAATCCGGGACCCTCGCCTCGTCCGAGGTCGGAAGGAGAGCGCCGCGTCCCAAGGCAAGAGCTGTATCTAACAGCAGACGGAAGGGAAAAGCCTGACCCTACGCCTGTT